CTTTAGAATTACACGTTTCTCACACGAGTTAACACGAGGAGGCAAGATCAGACGGAAGGAAGGTTCGAAATGCCCGGAGATAACTGGATTTACACATACTATCAGGGCATAAAAGACGGAACCTATACTGTCGGCAAGTGGATCACGCTGATCTACGAGCGAGTCATTCAGGATCTCGAGGCAAAGCGGTATTTCTTCGACCAGAAGAAGGCGAACGCAGCCATTGACTGGATAGAAACGCACTGTTTTCACACAGAAGGTCCGCTTGCACCAAGTCCACTGAAGCTCGAAGTGTGGCAGAAGGCTTTTTACAGCTGTGTGTATGGGCTCGTAGATGGAAACGAGCACAGGCAGTTTCGCGAGGTCGTGCTTCTTGTCGGACGCAAGAACGGGAAGACAAAGATTGCCTCTTCATCAGGTGACTACACATACAGACAGGAGGGTGGATTCGGCTCGAGGGTGTTCTGCATAGCACCGAAACTTGACCAGGCTGACCTTGTCTATAATGACATCTGGATGATGACCACGCTGGATCCTGAATGGCAAGCGTTAAAAGAAGACCTGACTCAGACCAACGAGCGCGGTATGCGTGTCAAAGATGATTCGATGCTCGCAAGGCACCGGCAGACAGATCTGTCCATTCCGGGGATCAACAGCACCGTCAAGAAGATAGCATTCTCGGCAAAGAAGTCGGACGGCTTCAACCCGAGTCTGGCTATCTGTGACGAGGTGGCTGCGTGGGCAGGTGACGCAGGTCTGAAACAATACGAGGTCATGAAGTCCGGCATGGGTGCGAGGCCAGAGGGCATTTTGTTGAGCTGCACGACAGCGGGCTACATATCAGACGGAATATTTGACGAGTTGATGAAGAGGTCGACTCGTTTTTTATTGGGCGAATCAAAAGAGACCAAGCTGTTGCCGTTCCTGTACATGATCGATGATATCGAGAAGTGGAACGACATCAACGAGCTTCGGAAGGCGAACCCGAACCTCGGTGTTTCCGTCTCGGTCGATTATATGCTCGAGGAGATAGCCATCGCAGAAGGGTCGCTATCCAAGAAGGCTGAGTTCATGTGCAAGTATTGCAACATCAAACAGAACTCGAGTCTCGCGTGGCTTCCGGCTACATCGGTGACAGCCATCAGCGGTGAGCCGATAGACATCCATGCGCTCCGCGGATCCTATTGTGTGGCGGGTCTCGACCTGTCGCAGACAACGGACCTGACGTGTGCGTGTGCAGTCATTGAAAAGAATGGACGCTTAAATGTTATCGCACACTTTTGGATGCCGGCGGAAAAGATAGACGAAGCAACAGAGCGTGATGGCGTCCCGTACTGGACATACGTCAAGCGCGGATTTTTGTCGCTAAGCGGTGATAACTTCGTCGACTATCACGACTGTTATAACTGGTTCACGTCACTATTGAGCGAGCACGAACTGTATCCGCTCAAAGTCGGATACGACCGATACTCGGCTCAGTATCTCGTGAAGGACCTCGAGAATGCTGGGTTCCAGATGGACGATGTTTATCAGGGCGATAATTTATGGCCTGTCCTTCAGGAGATGGAGGGGCTGATAAAAGACGGCCAGATATACATCGGAGACAACGACTTATTGAAGATGCACCTGTTAAATGCAGCGGTCAAGATCAGCACCGAACGTGGTCGAGGCCGATTGATAAAAGTACACCCGACAGCACGAATCGACGGTGTGGCAGCATTAGCGGACGCCTTATGCGTTCGTCAGAAGTGGTTCGGTGAGATAGGGGTACAACTTAGGAATGAATAGGAGTTAATTAAATGTCACTATTCGATTTTATCTTTCGCCCGAACGAGGCGAAGAAGTCACAGGATGCGTTAAAAGACGCATACACAATGTTTCGCACTCTTACGGCATACCGTCCGGCGTTCACGAACTGGGGCGGTGCTATTTATGAGAGCGAAATAGTACGCGCTGCGATAGACGCAAGAGCGAGACATATCTCAAAGCTGAAAGTGGAATTGATAGGGTCGGCTAATCCTTCACTCCAGTCGAGACTGAGGCAGGGACCGAACCAGTGGCAGACATGGTCACAGTTCCTGTACAGAACATCGACGATACTCGACATAAACAACACAGCGTTCATCGTTCCTGTGTTCGACGAGAGGATGGTCATTACGGGTGTTTATCCGATCCTTCCGTCCCGGTGCTCACTGCTTGAGTATGACAACGAGCTATGGCTGCGGTATCAGTTTAGTCAAGGCGAGGTGGCAGCAGTCGAGTTCCGGAAGTGTTCGGTTCTGACGAAGCACCAGTACAAGAGTGATTTCTTCGGCGACCCTAACACGGCGATCGATGACACGATGAAGCTGATACACATCCAGAACGAAGGAATCGAAGAGGCGGTCAAGAACACATCGACATTCCGCTTCATGGCTCAGCTGTCGAACTTCGCAAAGCCGGAGGACCTTGCCAACGAGCGGAAGAGATTCACGCGTGAGAACCTTGCGAGCGATTCTGATGCTGGCGGGTTCCTTCTGTTCCCGAACACATACAAGGACATCAAGCAGATAGACGTGAAGCCGTACACGGTGGATCCTGATCAGATGAAGGCGATCAGAGAGAACGTGTACAACTATTTCGGTGTCAACGAGGATGTGCTCCAGAACAAAGCGTATGGCGATGCGTGGTCAGCCTTCTATGAGGGGGCGATCGAGCCGTTCGCTATCCAGTTCAGCGAGGCGATGACAAAATCGCTGTTCTCGGAGCGTGAGAGGGCACAAGGCACCCAGCTGATGCTGACGGCAAACCGACTCCAGTACATGACAAATTCAGACAAGCTAAACGTGACCGCGCAACTTCTGGACCGCGGTCTTTTCAGTATAAACGAGGCCCGTGAGATATGGAACCTGGCACCGGTCGAGAACGGGGACACAAGAGTCATCAGAGGCGAGTATTACTCAGCCGATGACAGACTGACACCAGCGGAGGAAATAAGCGATGGCAGTGAAGAGTGATAGAGAATACAGAGACATGACTATAGAGGTCCGTTCGGCAGAGACTGAAGAGGTCGAACAGGAAGAAAGAAAAGTAGTCACAGGATACGCCAGCACGTTCAACGAGCCTTACACGCTGTTTGAGAACGATGACTGGCGTTTTAACGAGGTCGTGGATGCGAGAGCGTTCGACAACACGGATATGTCGGACGTGATACTACAATACGACCACGAAGGACGGGTATTCGCAAGAATGTCCAACAACACACTGACAGTCACTCCTGACGAGAAGGGGTTACTGATAGAAGCGGACCTCGGTGGTACCGAGCTGGGACGCCAGCTTTACGAGGAGATCCGCGGAGGTTACACGAACAAGATGAGTTTCGGGTTCACGGTCGATGGTGAAGACATCCTCGACACAAAGGACGCGGACGGAAAAGACCTCACCGTGAGAACGATCACATCGGTTCGTAAGCTGTATGACGTGTCTGCGGTTTCTTTACCAGCCAATGACGCTACATCGATAAGCGTCAGAAGTCTGACCGACGGAGAGATCGAGAGGATTCGAGCGGAGCGACTCGAAGCTGAAGCACTGGAACTGAGGCGTCGCAAGTTATTGGCAAGAGCAAAACTCAATGGAGGTCAGTAATGACAAGAGAAGAAATCATGATGCTTGACGCAGAGCAGATTGACGCTCGTTCCGCAGAGCTTGCTTCCGAGATCGAAAAGGCTGAGACCAATGAGGCGATGGACGCTATTCAGTCAGAGATGGAAGCAATCGAGGAACGCAGGGCACAGATCAGGCTCGAAGTCGAGCAGAGAAAAGCAGACATGGCTGCTGTCATCAAGGGACAGGGCGATGTCATCGAGGAAATCAAAGACGAAAGGAAAGTCACAACAATGGAAGTAAGAAACACACCTGAGTACATCAACGCATTTGCTGAGTACATCAAGAGCGGAAACGACATGGAGTGCAGAAAGCTCACTTCTGAGAACGACACAACTCCAAACGGAACCGGCACAGTCGCAGTTCCTGAGTTCGTTTACGACATAGTAAAAACCGCATGGGAAAGAGAAGGCATCATGTCTCTCGTTCGCAAGAGCTATCTGAAGGGCAATCTGAAGGTTCAGTTCGAGATCAGCGGAGACCTTGCTGTAGTACATGAAGAGGGTGCCGCAGCAGTCAACGAAGAGAATCTCGTTCTCGGAGTTGTCACTCTCGTACCTAAGAGCATCAAGAAGTGGATCTCCATCTCCGACGAGGTATATGACCTCAGAGGCGAGGCGTTCCTGAGATACATCTACGACGAGCTGACATACAGGATCGCAAAGAAAGCCGCAAACGAGATGGTCGCAAAGATCGAGGCTTGCGGAACAGTTTCGACAACAACTTGCCCAGCAGTTCCTAAACTCAAAGAGACAAGCCCAGCAGTCGGAACAGTTGCAAAGGCTATGGCCCTGCTCAGCGACGAGGCCGCAAATCCTGTAGTTATTATGAACAAGGCTACATGGGGCGTATTCAAGGCTGCACAGTACGCTGCAAGCTATCCGATTGACCCGTTCGAAGGTCTGCCGGTTATCTTTAACAACACAATCACGGCCGCTGCTGCTGCTACGACTGGCGTGACTTACGCAATCGTAGGAGACCTCGGACACGGCGCACTCGCGAACTTCCCGAACGGCGAAGGAATCGACTTCAAGTTCGACGAGCTCAGCCAGAAGAAGGCAGACCTCATCGAGGTCCTCGGACGCCAGTATGTCGGACTCGGTGTTGTTGCACCTGACGCATTCGTTAAGATCACGAAGTAATTCGAGTATCAGCAAGTTAGGAGGTGACTGATATGAGAAAGATTCTTATCGCGGTGCCGTGTATGGACCAGCTTCCGGCACAGTTCGCGCACAGTCTGGCAACGTTAACGTCTTACGGGATCGAGGACACACAGATATCAATCTGGTTCAACCTCGGTTCTTTGATTTATACCAGCCGTGACCAAATAGCGAAAAAGGCTCTGCTCGATGAAGCGGACCTTGTTATGTGGTTTGACTCGGACATGGTATTCAACCCTGACACGCTCAAACGGATGCTCAAACACATTGATGATGGTCACGATATGGTGACAGGCATTTATTACAGACGCACGCAGCCGTTTTCGGCGGTAGCGTTCGATAAGATGGACCTGAACGAAGAAGGCACTGCTTTTGAATGGACAGAGTTCGACAAGATACCGGATGAGCCATTCGAGGTCGGTGCTTGTGGATTCGGGTGCGTTTTGATGAAAACGGAGATATTTGTTTCCGTCTTTGCGAAGTTCGGTCTGATGTTCACACCGATTGCGAACTGTGGCGAGGACATCGCGTTCTGCTGGCGAGCCAGGCAGTGCGGATACAAGATACTCGCGGATCCGTCAATCGGGCTCGGGCACGTAGGACACACAGTCATCACGAAGGAATTTTTCGACAATTATCAGTTGACTCTAAAAGCAAAAGCGGAGCGGGGCGAATAACCTCGCTCCTGTTGTGAGGTAAATTATGGCTACACTGGACAAGGTGAAAATGGGGCTGCGTATATCGACAACGGCCTATGATGAAGAGCTCGCGGACCTGATAACGGCAGCACAGCTCGACCTGGGCATTGCCGGGGTCGATGATCCGTCACAGCTTGACGAGATCGTTACAAGGGCGATCATTACATACTGCAAAATGTCTTTCGGTATGCCTGAGGACTATGACCGCCTCAAGAGGTCATACGATGAGCAGAAGGCTCAGCTCGTGACAGCCACAGGTTACACCGATTGGTTGGAGGAGTAACGATGTATGACTCTATTGCAACGCTAAAGGGCAAACCGACGGTCACATACGATACATACGGCAACGAGGTCATCACGTACACCAACAGCACGGTTTATGTGTTGCCTCGTGGCGTATATCAGGCGGAATTCTACAATGCTGCCCAAGCTGGTCTGCATCCGACGATAACGTTCGTTCTGACGAACAGAGCGGACTATAACGGCGAGAAGCTGATCGAGTGGGAAGGCAAGCTGTACAACATTATACGCACTGATTGGACGGCACAGCGCGATGCCATCAGCCTTATATGTGAGGAACGCATCGGTAAGTATGTTGCACCTACTACGGCCTCGACGAGTTCGACAGGAGGCTCGATTTTAATAGGTTCTGAACTGGGGACGGGTAGTAACAATGGCTAAAACCGAAAGCGTAACGGCACAAATGAAGGAATTGCTTGACGAGGTCAACAAGGACGTTGAGAGGTCCGCGAAGACAAATATC